ACCGCGCCCGTGCCTGCGCCGTCGAAGAAAACTACCGCTGTCGTTCCCGCAGGAACCTCATAGTCGTTTGATGCATTGTACGTACCTTGAAATAGCAAAATGCTACGTGAACCAGATAAACTGTTACGCACATAAACAATCTTTTCCGCGTCATTTGGCGTTAGCTGCACGTAAGCTGTTCCACCCAAATCAGTGCCATCATTAAAGATAACCAAACGATTGCGACCATTAGAAGCAGATCCATCTGATATTGGAAGCGTATTTGGCGAGCCAGAAGTTCCTGTTGATGCCAATGTAACGGTTACTTGACCGTCAAGAGAAGCATCTAAAAGTTCAAGGTTTGTGTTTGTGGTAGAACCCCATGTACCAGACTGTTCGCCTGTAGCTATGAGTTCAATACCGTTATTCGTTGTATATGTACTAGGCATGGTTTTCCCCTATGCTGCTATGTCATCCCAATTTGGAGTTTGAGATGGTGATTCATCACTCCAAGAAGGGGTAGAAGATGGTGTTATTGGAGTATAACTCGGATCTTGATTTGGAACAATAGAACCCCAAACAAGAACCTGTGATGTTTTTCCTGTCCCAGAAACTCCGTCTGGAAACACATTTGATGTTGCCGTGACTGTAACCGATCCCACCTGACTTGTTGCAGAAACACCCGTTACATCAACATCTACAGGAAGAGAAACGACAACTGACCCAACCTGACCTGTACCAGAAACGCCTGTGGCAGAAATATTAGCATCTGCTGTTACAGAAACCGAACCCACACCCCCTGTAGCCTCAAGCCCCGTTACGGAAACATTTGCCTCTGCAACAACTGTTACAGAACCTACTGATCCCGTAGCTGATAATCCCGTGACAGGAACATTTGCTTGAGCGTCAGCAACAGCTATTCCGACCTCACCAGTTCCAGACACCCCGGTAACTGAGGTATTTGCTTTTGCAATTATAGTTACTGATCCAACAGATCCAGTAGCCTCTAAGCCAGTTACATTTACAACTTCATTTTCATGAACGATTACACTGCCAACTTGTCCTGTAGCTGAAAGACCAGTTACATTTACAACTTCGTTTTCATGAACAATTACATCGCCAACTTGACCCGTGGCTGAAAGACCAGTTACAGAGACATTTGATGCAGCATTTACTGTAACTGAACCAACAGATCCTGTGGCTGATAATCCAGTTGCGGGAACATTAGCTTGAGCATCAACGTTAACTGTTCCAATTTGTCCAGTTCCAGACGATCCGGTGACTGAAACATTTGCTTCCGCGATAACAGCAATTGAGCCAACTGATCCAGTAGATGACAAGCCAGTGACAGAAACATCTTTTGGTATAGACGCGACAACTGACCCAACGCTTCCAGTGGCTGATAGTCCTGTAACATTTATTGTTATGCCTTGAGCTACAGACGTGCTTCCAACTTCACCAGTGCCAGATACACCTGTGACAGAAACGTTTGATTCCGTGTCAGTTGTTACTGATCCAACGCTTCCTGTTGAAGACAATCCTGTAACAGAAATATTTGCGTCCGCCGCTGTGGTAACAGACCCAACACTTCCTGTGGAGGAAACTCCCGTAACCGAAACATCTCTTGGCAGAGATGCGGTTACAGAACCAACTTGTCCTGTTGCAGATAATCCTGAAGGAGAAACATTGGCTTTGGCGACAATGGATACAGAGCCAACACCGCCTGTCGCAGAAAGTCCGGTAACGGGAGTGTCGCTTGCTCCCGTTACTGTAACTGAACCGACCTGACCTGTGCCTGAGACACCAGTAACGCTTACAGAGAGAGGGTTTCCCCAAGCGCCTTCAGACCATGTACCGCGCCCCCAACCTGCAATAAGTGCCATTTCAATAGACTAAATTATTTAGGCTATACGAATAATCGCAGTGCTTGCGTCAGCAGTTGGGAAAACAATTGTAAAGTCTCCCGCAGTAGACGTTTTGTCGGCACCAAAGTCGAGAACCACTACCGAAGGATCACCAGAAGCAGTGTCATTATAAATCAACGCCCCACGAGCCGTAATCGTCGCCGTAGAAAACGTCAAATCGGCAAAGTCTGTGAACGCGGTTGTACCAGATGTCGTAGGCGTAACGTTTGTCAATGTGCCGCCACCAGCAGAATAACCTGTACCACTCACCTCATTCGTAGCAGTATAAGCCGTTGTTGCTGCTGTAAAGGAAGCACTGTTGGTGTACATTGCCAACTTAAAAGTATTTCCCGTAGACGCAGTAAAATCGTGTGTTGCAGTCATAAGCTCTTTTTTAAAGCTCGTGCACATATAGTTGCCAGTAAAAGCCATGTCACAGTCTCCTGATTAGTTCAGCAAGGTTTGGATGCCCTGCATCTGTAAGTGCATTATATACCGTAGTTCGGTCACTTTTGATAGCCTCTCGTAAATAAAACTCGACGACTTTTGTAATCTGACGCTCATAAACACGAGCTTGATCACGAATTGCAGGCGGTGCTGAGTCAGAAACACTTACAATTTTCTGAACGCAACGCTGTGCAATTTCTTCAGGCGTAAAGCCTCTTTTGTTAGTTGTTTGAACCTCAATGCCAAAATCTTCTGGCAACCCTATATCCAAAGCAGGTATCATGTTTTCTCCCTAATAATAAGACCTGTGCGATATGCATCAGTAACTTCTTGTGATTCACCAAAGTTTTTCACACGAGATAAGGCTTCAGTAAAACGTTGTGTATAATTTTGTATCAAATCACCTTCGCCTTTCATAAAAGTATATGCCTCAATAAGAGATCCATACAACAAAGCCACCGATGCGTTTGTGCTTAACCATGTTGTCCCACTTCCCGCGCCAGCCGTCAGTGACGCTGGTCGATAAAAATAATGAAGCTCAACAGCATAATCAGAATCAGGAACTGGTCCTAAGATTAAGTTATCTATATCAAACTGAGCATAATAACGAGGAGCACCAGTCGTTGCGCTGTTTGGATTAAAAGATTGAATAAAGTTTACATCTTTAAACAGCAAAAATTCTTTATTGCTACCATTCGTGAACGAAAGACTAAATGGAGCAAGATAATCCGCAGGAAGAGCAAGATACTTATTTCCCGTTGTCATCGTGCCGCTTTGATTTTTTCGAAATACATCTAACTGAGCAATTTTTAAAATACGCTCCTCTGCGTTTTTAATAAATATATTAAGATTGTTCACAAAGGTTGTCTCGGTGTTCTCAGTGTAGTCTTGAATCGCAGTTTTTAGTTCATCGTATGTAAAGCTCATGAAATCACCACCGTAACTTGACCCACATAACCGATGGTGTTCATCTTATTCTGCGGGGTAGGAAATATATTATCACCAACGCTTACAGAAACTGCGCCAGCTTCTGGATCGGGGCGCGGGTTTCGTAGTGCCTGTGGATCTGGACGCACTCTAAGAGGCTCTAACTGAGGATGTTTTTCTTCCCACTCGTCTTTGCCCACCAAAAGACCATTCCACTCCTTTCGCATGTCATGCAAACGGTAGCGAAACCCTGATCGGTCTGAAATGCCGTATGCCCACTTCCCTGTGGCGTACTTAGACATAACGATAGCCTCTTAAATATGGAGCGACATGGAAAGAAGCGCGATCACGGTCCTCATCCATTGCACGGTTCAACTCTTCTTCATAAAGAGATTTAAGCATTTGCATACGGTCAGGCGCACGTTTTACGCTTATATAGTAAGCCAAACCTGCGGCAAGTGCGGGGTAAAATCGAAACGGAACGCCAAGAGTGTTGGTATATGTATCTGCGTCATCAAGTCGCGTTAAGGCATCATACAGCACAACATCTGTACTATTGTCTGGCAAAGGCCACATTTTTAACACAGGCGTGATTTGACGATCTACAAAATATTGAGTTGGGCGTCCTTGAGTGGTTTTTGTAGGAATATTTAAATATGCATCACGACCAATACGGTCTAGTGCATAATCGGTTCCATCACGGCGCACAACAAGTGAAAGAACGTCTATTACATCAGTGCCAAGATCATAATCGCCATCATTGGATGTAACCGTGAAGGATCTTTGCTCAATCGTCCATTGATTTAAACCGCGATTTGCCCAATCAGCAAACATTAAATTCATGGATCTTTTTGCAGTTTTCAGGTCATAACCAGTGCGGACTTCTAAACCACAACGCTCAAAAGCCTCTTCGATGTAGTCTGCTACATCTAATTCAAAGTCTGTTGAGCCTGATACGGTCATTTCTTATTCCTTTTAAGCGATTTAACGCGCTTCGGTTTGCCAGCAGGCTGACCAAGACGTTTCTTTTGAGATATTCTACTACGCTTTTCGCTTGATGTCATCTCCGAAGCTGTTTTTGGCGTTTTT